CAAAGACTAAGTGATGTCAATGTCAGGTAATGTGTGTTTGTTCTGCATGACGTTGATCCAATACCAAAGTTTTTGATTATATTCTTTGGCCATGTCAGTGTGTTTGGTATATAAGTCTTTGTAATATTCAATATTGGATTGAATAGCAGCCACTGATAATTCTCTGTGATTCATAATTATTCCTTTTGAATATTTAATTAAATGCACCAAAATTAGGTGTTTTTATTCATTTATACTAAATAATTTTATGGACGGTATTGACTGGCCTTTGTGCCTTCCTTACCGCTTCCACCAAACAAATACTCTTAAAGGAGAGGCGAGCTACAATGAGCGAACAAAACATTGGTGAGGTGACTGACAACACCGTAGATAACAGTCAGGAAGCAGTAAAGTCTTACACACAATCTGAAGTAGATGCCATGATGGCTCGTATGCGAGGATCATTGGAAAAGAAACTTCTAAAGCCCTATCAAGATCTAGGTGATCCTGAAGAATTGCGTAATATCAAAACTGAATATGAACGCAAGCAACAGGAGTTAGCTGTTAAGAAAGGAGACTTTGAGCGAGTGTTGCAAGACCTAGCAGCAAAGAAAGATCAAGAGATCAGCAAGAGAGATCAGTTAATTAAGGAATACCGAGTGAATACACCTTTGTTAGCAGCAGCAGCCAAGTTTCGTGCTGTTAATGCTGAACAGGTCAAAGCTCTAGTTAGTCCTTATGTGGGTCTCGGTGCTGACGGTGATGTAGAGGTTCGTGATGCACAGGGCAAGGTGCGTTACAAAGATACTGGTGAAGCCATGGGAGTTGATGACCTAGTTCAGGAATTCCTAACTGCTAATCCACACTTTGTAGCAGCTGGTGCTGCCACTACTCACACAAAGAGCAGTGTTCCCAACGCCGGAGTTGGCGATGTGGACATAACAAAATTAGACATGCGTAATCCTGAAGACCGCAAGCTATATGCCCAATATAGAAAGGCACAGGGATTCAATTAAACTTAAAGGACTTTTATCATGGCCGGTTCAACTACCTCCACTCTCCAATATTTACTACCACAAATCGTTCAAGAAGCAATGTTCGTTGCCAATGAGCGTAGCATCATGCGTGGTCTTGTAAAGAATTATTCACTTGCTCCTGGACAAGGCAAGACAGTTAACGTTCCAATTTATCCAACACAGACAGCAGCCGCATTGACTGAAGGCAATGAAATTTCTAACACAGCAGTTTCAACCAACCAAGCTCAGTTAACAGTGAGCACAGCAGCAATTCGCACATTGGTTACAGACTTGGCTCGCACCAGTTCTAGCAGCAATGTTATCGCTGACCTAGGCCGTTTATTTGGTGAAGCAATTGCCAGGAAAATTGACCAAGACCTAATGGCCTTGTTCAGTGGCTTTAGCACAGTTGTTGGTAGCAATGCCACAACATTTACACCAGCTTTATTGGCCAAGTCTATTGCTTTGTTAAGAGGCAATGCTGTTCCTAGTGATGAATTAGCCTGTGTGGTTCACCCATATGTGGCCTATGACATCAAGAGCTCATTGACCAATACCTATGCTAACCCAAATGCTGGCATCATTCAAAATGACGCTATGAGAACTGGTTATGTAGGCACATTGTTTGGTGTTCCAGTGTTTGAAAGCAGCAACATTGCAGATTCAACTGGTGACAGCGTTGGTGGTGTATTCCACAGAATGGCTCTTGGTTTGGCCATGATTGGTGACATCAGCATTGAAACACAGCGTCGTGCTAGTTATCTAGGTGATGACGTTATTGGCTATTGCCACTATGCCGTAGGCGAGTTGTATGATGGCTATGGCGTGTCATTAAGTGCTGACAGCTCAATCGTTTAAGGAGTAAATTATGGCCTTCGTTACAGTTGGTGGTAATGTTACTGCATTTGCAGCTTATGCAGATGTGGTCAACATGGATCAGAGATTATTTGAAGCTAATGAAGGCCTAACCAGCACAGTGATTGATGCCTTTTTAGTTCGTAGCACAGAGCGCATACTCATACAGATTAGGTCAACTGATTGGTGGAGGGATCTTTACGTAAAGAGAACTTCAGGTGCCAATTATCAAGGAGATGAAAATCTTCCTGCAGTCAATGCCAACCGAATACTTGGTAGGATCAATGACTTCACAGACCTCTGTGTGATGTATGCCTTATGGAACTATGTATTGCCAAGAATAGCAGACTTCAGCAAAGAAGACAATGCTGAACGTGCCAAGATAGGTTTCTATCAAAGCAAATACCAATTCTTATTTGATGAATTAATCAATGCAGGTGATTGGTATGATATTGATGGCAGTGGTGCAGTTTCATCTACGGAAAAGATGGCAGGCAATCAAGTAACCAAGAGAATCAGATGAGATCAGTGGTATACAATTATATTTCAGGATTAACTTTAACTGGCTTCACAGTCAGTGATAGGATACCTTGGGAAGATAATAAGGGTCCCTTGTATGAACATAACAAGAAGACCATCTATGTTGATGTTAGTGATACACAACAATCAGCAAACACGGATACATTTGATTCAAAGGGTTTTGTTCAAGAAACAATCACAGTGCGGGTATACTTGATGAACGACGCAAAACAACTACCCTCGGGTTATGATGCGGCGGTTGAAGCAGTCAAAGGAGCAAGAACAGCCACTGGCACGGAAACGTATCAGCAAAGAACTGTTCAAGTTACTAGAACGTATTCAGGCGACAACTTATTAACCCAATTTGAATTCACATTCAAAAGAACGTTAACCAATTAAAGGAATAAATTATGGCCTACGCAAATCCCAGTCCAGGAAACAGTAACGCACAAGTATTGTTATATTTGAACGTTATTGGATCCGCAGCACCCTCAGCAGTTGTCACAGGTGATCCACCTACAGCAATTGCCATGGGCACCACATTAAATGTGCCTGCCCTACAAGATGTTACCATTAACGCAGCCAATGATGTGTTTACATGGAGCCAATTGGATAGTTCAGCTAAGTTGAGCATTGCCACAACTAGCACCAACAGCATCAGTGGAAACATTGTTGTTGATCCAACTAGTTTCTTTGGAACCTCAATCACAGCAGCCAGCACCACAGCAGTGGCAGTTCAAGGTCTATTAGGTCTAAGTCGCAACAAGACCAAGATCGCATTTGCTTTGAGATTCTTAGACAATGTTCCAGATGGAACCACAACCACAACCAATGACCGTTGGATCAAGGGTCTAGGTTACATCACTGGTCTAGCACCAAAAGTATCAGCTGACCAACCAGTATGGGTTACTCCATTTACAATCACTGTAACTGGCGAATACCTAATTGCTGAAACAACTGCAACTTAATCATATAAGTTCGGTGGAAAAGGGGCATATCCTGCCCCTTTTTTTATAACCCGCTAAATATTATGGACGTATTAAAAGATAAAACAAGACAGGAATTGTTACAAAGTCTCCTAGCTGAAACAGCCAAGAGCAAAAGTGAATTAGCCACAGTTAGGGCTGATTTAGAGAAGATTAACAGTAGGATAGGTTTCTTATTGGTAGTTATAAATCATTTAATGACTAGAAAGGATTAACAGATATGAAAATGAGTCAATTAGCAGCAAAACCACAGCTCGTCATGTTCACAGTGGACAACGAGGAAATCGTAAAAAAATACAATGAGCCCCTAGACTTTTATAGTTGGGATCGTCAACCATTGGAAGTATTCATGAAGTTGGCCAGTGCTCAACAACAGAATATGGGGGATATGATTGAAATTATCAGACCCCTAATCTTAGATGAAAAAGGCAAGCCAATCATTGATGGTGATGTCATGTTGCCCAGTGATGTGCTAATTGCCGCCATTGCCAAAATTGTAGAACGCCTGGGAAAGTAGTAGGAGAGGAACCAGACTGGACTGATGCCAATGTTATGATGATGTTAAGTCTGGACAACCTCGCACACAGATATAGTGTTTTACCAACGGAGGCATTGATGAGAGGTTCAACTTTGGATTTGCGTGTTTTAGATGTCAGTGCTCGTTGGCAACAACACCAACAACGGGGTGACTCATTACCACGTGCAGCCACATTGAATCAACAAGATATGTTGTCAATGTTGAAGCAGGCTCAACAAACTAGGATTGACTAATGCGAGTAGTAGTTACCAAGGTCAATGATAACATCTCAGCTAGCATTATTAGGCAAGCAGGTGATATGAAAGGTGTGCCCATTAAGGCACATCAATATTTTCGTTCAATTACTCCTAAGGACACTGGTAATGCTCGTAATCGAACTGTGTTATCAGGCAACACAATCATAGCCAATTATCCATATGCAGTGAGATTGGACAAAGGTTGGAGTAAGCAGGCACCCAAAGGCATGGTTGAACCTACTAAACGTTTCATTGAGCAGTTAATCAAACAGAAGTTGAGGAAATAACATGGCAGATACCACCTATAGCATAGCCATTGATACCAGTGGTGCTGAAAATAGTTTAAGAAGCCTACAAAATATGTTAGGTGGTATCGGTGCTGCCATTGCTGCTGCATTCAGTTTTAGAGAACTGACCAATGTGGCAGCCAGTTTTGAAGATTTAAGAATAAGTCTTGAAATACTATATGGCAGTGTTAAACGTGGTAATCAAGTATTTGCTGACATTAAGAAGTTGGCCAGTGAAACTGTGTTCAGTGTGGAGGATCTCACCAACACCGTAATCAAACTAAAAGCAAGTGGTATTGAACCAACTGTTGAACTATTAAAGTTGTTTGGTGATGTCAGCAGTGTCAGTGCAGATAAAGTTGGTGCATTACAGGCCATAACTGACCTATATGCTAGAACCACAGCAGGTGGATTAGGCTTAGAAGATCTTAATAGACTGGCAGACAGAGGCATACCAGTATTCACTATCTTACAAGAAAAACTAGGCCTAACTAGATTAGAACTTACTGCTCTTGGACAGACCAGTGAAGGTGCCAAACTAATCTTAGATGCATTGGAAGTTGGACTTAGTGAAAAGTTTGGTGGTGGTAGTGAAAAGAGATTGGGCACAGTCAGTCAAAGCGTTAGTAATCTTAAGGATAAGTTTAATAACCTAGTTGATACCATAAGCAGAATATTCCTTAACAAACCATTTGTTGAATTATTACAAAGTTTAGGTCAGGTCTTAGATAACCTAAGACCCTTAATTGTTGTAATTGCAGTGGGCCTAAGTGGTGCTATGAAAATCCTTGCTGAAAACACCACAGCTGTCACATTGATATTTGGCACATTTTTTGCCGTGGTCACTGTGGGTGCCATTGCTAGGATAGGTCAGGCATTATTGGCCTTGGCCGGTTCATTCACAATTTTAGGAGCCACTCCATTAGGTAGAGCTCTTAGTCTTATTGGATTAGCTCTTGGAATAGTTGCTGGAAGCACTATTGCTGCCAAAATGGGCGGTGATGATCTTAGCAAATCATACAAGGCTCTTAATGATGAGTTGAATAAATTCTCCAAAGGTCCAGGTGGTGAAGGCTTAGCCAAGGGTAAATTAGCTGATGGCACTAGAAATTTCAAATCAGAAGCAGAAGGTCTTAATACAGCATTGGCCAAGATTAAGGCTGAATTAGACAATATTGGCACAGCCTATGCCAATCAAAATGCAGAAGTAATCAAGCGATTAAATCTAGAATTAGAATTAGTTGGTGCCAGTGAAAAAACCAAAACAGTTCGTCAAGCCCTAGCACAGGAAGAACAAAGATATCAACAACAGATTAATAGTCTAACAGATCAATACAAGATCAAGAGCACCAGTAAGAATCAAGAAGACATCAAAGCCTTGCCCCTAATCAAGGCACAGATGGATAGGATCACTACTGAATATAGAAATCATGTTAGAAATGTAGAAGATCTCAATAAGAAATTATATGACCGCAATGAATTAGAAAAGCAGAGATTGGCCTTGGTGGGATTTAGTCAACAGATAGAATCATCAACTGGTCAGAAGATTAGAGACTTACAAAATGAAGCAGCTACTACCTTATTGCCCACAATCAACAAGCAGTATTATGACATAGCAGCAGCAGCCAAACAACAGGCCATCAGTGCCATAGAGGCAGAAAATAATAGACGTAGATTGATTGGCGTTACTGCCATGACCACAGCAGAAGAAGCCAAGTATTATGATGTGGCCTTAAAAAATATTGGTCCTTTAATTGATGCACAAAGAAAATTAAATGCTGTAAGAGAACAACAACAATTTAGATTATTTGAACGCAAAGTAGATGTTGATTTAGAAAAGCAATTATTGGATATTCGACAGAGTCAAGCAGGATTGACTTTAGGCACATTGGCCAAGACATACCAAAGCATTGATCGAGCAGCTAGAGATGCAGCAGAAAGTGAATTGCAGGCCTATGCACAACGTCAGAATATTAGTAGATTAGACATTGATCCAGCCATAGTCAAACAATATTACGATGCAGCAGCCAAAGGCAGTCAACAACTCAAAGCAGCACAGGCTGGTTTATATGAACAAAGTAGACAATTCCAAACAGGTTGGAAGCAGGCCATAACAAGCTATGTGGAAGATGCCACCAATGGTGCCAAAGTAGCACAAAGTGTGTTCAATAAAACATTTAGTGCCATGGAAGATCTCTTGTTTAACTTTGCTAAGACAGGCAAATTCCAATGGAAGAACTTTGTTCAAACACTAGCTGATGAACTATTACGCAGTAATATTCGCCAGTTATTGGCATCAGTATTTGGTAGTGCAGAATCAGGTATGGGCGGTCTAGGTAAGTTATTAGGTGGACTCAGTGGTGCATTAGGCCTTGGCAAAGGTGCAGTTGGTGATAGTGCAACCAATCCCATATATGCATTTATGGTTAATGGTGGTAATGGCTTGGCCAGTGCTGCTGGTGCTGTAGGTCAAACAGCCAGTCGAGCAGGTGGTGGTATCATAGATGCATTAGGCAATGTAGTTTCAGGTATAGGATCAGCTATCAGTGGAGTAGTTGGCGGTATTGCTGATGCAGTAGGTGGCCTATTTGGTGGCGGAGGTGGTGGTATATTAAGCACCATTGGCAGTTTCTTTGGATTTGCTGATGGAGGCATGATTCCTAATAATCGACCAGTTATTGTAGGTGAACGTGGTCCAGAGATATTGGCAGGTGCCAGTGGCATGCGTGTTATGAGTAATCAAGATGCATTTGGTGGTGGTAATGTTACATACAACATCAGTGCAGTAGATGCACCCAGTTTCCAAGCACTAATTGCCAGAGATCCAACATTTATTCATGCTGTTAGTATGCAAGGTGCTAAGAGCATGGGAAGGAGATATTAATGGCTTTTCAATGGATATTTGACACTGCTGAATCAATCAGCGTGAATAGATTACAAAATACCAGCATAACAACCAGTCGTGGTGGCATTATCAAGGCAATTAGCAGAGGTATTCCTCCTAAGATATTCACTGTGAAATTGCCAGATGGTCTACGTTGGGAAGATTATGCCACATTGATTCAACAGGCAGAAGCAGCTGATAGAATTGACACAGAAACTATTATTATTAGTGATACAAGATTTCCATGGATGAGCACAGTCACAGGCACTTATACTGTGAGATGTAGAGATTTCCCTCAATGGACCATATTTGCTCGTAATCAGGTCAATTGGAATGGGCCATTCATTTTTGTTGAAAGCATAGTATAATGTTAATAAACCTAAGTCGTTATACCAGTATTAGAAATAACTTATATGTGAAATTCACATTGCCCAACAATACTGCCTTTAGGATCAGTGATAACACTGAATCATATACATTATTTGATGAAGTTTATGCACCCAGTGGCGATTTCTTAACCATAACGCCTACAACCAGTGATTTGAGTAATCCACAAAATGATGTCACAGTCACATTGAGTGGTATACCAGATAGCAATTTAAGCACATTTCTAAATCAAAAGGTCAAGGGCACAAAGATACAAATATGGCGTGTGATAACACCAAAAAATGTTAGTCCTATTATATCAGGTAGGTTTACAGGTTATATTATGAATTATTCAGTCACTGAAGAATTTGATGTTCAAGCTAGACTTAGCAAAAACACTATTGGATTAATATGTTCAACTATATTAAGTATCATGGCCAAAACCACAAAGGGACGCAGGACCAATCCCACTGATTTTGCCAATGAAACCAGTATGGATCGTGTGCCCACATTGGTTGGTGCATATTTTGACTTTGGAGCTCCTCAATGAGTTGGTGGGATGACTTAGTTGATTTAGGTAGTGCCACTTGGGACTGGTTCACAGGCAATGGCATTGGTGCCAATTTGGCTAGAACTGCTGTTACTGGCTTTGCTCTAAACCAAGTCACAAGAGCTATCAACAAAGATGAGCAAAAGAATCAAACACCAGACAAAGGTGTTAGAGTTCAAGTTAATCCAGACCCCAATGCCAAAATACCTGTTATATATGGCAGAACTGCTATCAGTGGTATAGTCACAGATGCAGTTATGAGTGATCAAAAAACACAGATGTTTTATTGTATTACCTTATGTGAAAAAACAGGCAAGTTAAACTTAGGTCAAGGTGCAGATAGTGAAATAACATTGTTAAGAATATGGCGTGATAATCAATTACTGAGTTTTGATGAGAATGGAGTGGTCAATGGCAGTGTAGATGATGCCGATAACTTTAACACAGATATTAGTGGCCTAATTCAATTTTGGATCTATAATAATGGCAGTTTGGTCAGTCAAAATACAGATACTCCAGCTTATGATATATTTCCTAGTTGGACTAGTAATAATAAAATGACCAATTTGGTATTTGCTCTTGTTCGAGTAGATTATAGTAAAGATAAGAACGTAACTGGGCTTGGTGATTTGACCTTTGAACTTAAGAATACCATGACCTTACCTGGCGATTGTTTATATGATTACATGACCAATACTAGATATGGTGCTGGTATAAGTGCTGTGGGGATCGCATAATGAATGGATTAAGTGAATTAAACACACATGGCAGTCAAACTGTCACAGTCAGTGATTCGAGAAAGGCACGAATAGTTTTTGAATCACAAAAAACTCAAAAAGATTCAGAAATCAGTTTTGCCAATAATGTGTTTACTTTTAGAATCACAAAGGATCTATATCCTTTTGAGATACAGGAAATCATCAATTATCAAACCTGTTTGCCAAAATTATATATTACCATTAAGCCTAGCACTATAACAGGATCCACATTTACTCAGTCATTGGTCACACCTGTGACCAGTGCCAATCCCAATAACAATTTAGAATATGTGTTAAGTGGTTATACTAATCATGTAGATTGGTATAATAATTTAGAATTCACTTGGAATTTGCCCAGTAATTTAGGCAGTTTGAAAGCACTATTTTTAACATTTAGATTAGTTTGGTTAGATGAGGCCACAGGCATTAATAAACAAATTACATGGGATGTCTATGATGTAGATTATTATTATACAGCGGCATTTGAGAGCATGTTCAATTTAGAATCTGATTCTATTAGATTAGTTCGTGCTTCAAGCAATTTAGTCAGCAAGTTTGTCACTGGATCAACTCAAGCACAGGCCACGTTATCCACAGCCATGGTGGCCACA